AAGTTGCCTCCAGGAAGGAAAGCTGATTATAATTCCTGGTGGAAGACACTCGAGAGCCCGACTAGGACTCAACAAGTGGACTTCATGAATGGTCAACATTGGGACCCCAGCATGTGTATGCGAGTTTTAATGTTGAAGTTGGACGAAGGTCAAGAAGAGTGTAAACCTCGTTGTCTAATTAACGCCCATGTTTCTCTTAGTATATTCTATAAACGGCATTTCGATCAAATCCATGGAGGTTTGAAAAAGGAAGCGGTAGAACATATGAGAGGAAGAGAAGGCGAGAAGTTACGCACGTTTACTATTTTTGCGGCCGGACTTACACATCATTCACTGTGTGCTCAAGTAAATGAAGCTATTAATAAAGAATGGATAGGGGAAAGAGTTCGTATTGTCATTTGTGTAGCGGGTGATGATACTTGGTTGTGTATCTTGGAGAAAGATATGAAAAACCAAATAGATACATGGTATTATGAGACAGATGCGACCAGTTTTGATGCATCACAAGGACGATCTCTTTTAGAGGAGGAAATCGGTTTATATGAATCTGCGGGCGTGCCTGTGGAGTTCTTGAGAAAAGCCACCTTCAATAAAATAAGTGTCACTGTAGATAGGCATAGTAAAATCAACTGCCCGATTAATTTCGAGTTGGATGTTACAGGTCGCTCCACCGGTTTTCCAAATACATCGTTAGGCAACTCTATCGTAGAAGCTTTAATTGTACACGAATGTATTTTGGAAGTCTATAAGGTTTGGTGTTCAGGGAAACGGTTATTCAGAGAAGTATTGGATGAGACGGACATTTACCTCAATCGAGCTAAGGAAATGGGTATAACCTTCAAAAAGTTATATTCAGGACCCGTGATCGAAAGAGCGTCATTTTTACGAGGATTCTTTTATTATTCAGACTCAGAAGAACTTAGATGGGCTCCCGCTATCGGGAGACTAGCTAAGTTATCGAAAGTCCTAGCTGAATTAAGCGTACTGTACCCGAAAATCAAAACTACCGAGGCTTTACATAAACAGTATTTATATGATGTGTTCTACGGGTTACGAACTTATGATTGGCCCGAATGCATGGTTTGGACTCAGAAAATGAATGATCCGCCGGTTAATAAATTAGTATCTCAAGGATTAGAGAGGAACCCCAGCTCCTTAATCAGTGATGAAAATGCCGGTCAAGCGTACTCATTAGAAGTATTGCAGCGACGATATGCCGACTTGGAAGTGGTGGATGAAGACGGGTTAAACTCGTTTGACACCCCATTTATGAGTGAATGTTCATTGGAAGAGGTCAAAGATGAGCTGAACGCGTTCTATAGATATGATTATCGTTAAAGCGTCTCCGACTCGGGAAGTCGAAAAACTACCCCGGTGGTTACGATATAACTGGGGGATTGAAAATTTAATATCTACATGTCACGCAAGAACAATAGAGAGATGTTAAATGCTAAATCACAAGCACAAATGGATAAAATACTTGCTGCTGAAACCACTAACGTTAGGATGAACTATTTGAAAACTGCTCTGTATCCTGATGAATTTGGTTCCCGTATGCCAGATGAACTGACGCAAGCGACCAATTTATACCGTTCCTTAAGAGAGTTCACTCTTGTTGCGAATATGGACGGCACTGTAAATGCAGGTAAATTTAGCTTTGCAGTGAAACCTATTATAGGAGATACTTCGTCACCTAGTTCATTTCAAGTAGGAATTGTTGATAACTCAAGTGGGTGGCCCACTGAGTTCACAAGTTCCTCCGCGTATGTAAAAGATAACTTGTATTCGGATCCAAGAGTCGACCCGTTGATTAATCAATTGACAGGACCTCCCTTAGGTTCGTATTCCCAGTACACTAACTTCGGCGCTTCACTTCCGGCTATTCCTAATGTTATAGACGGGCAGTGTTTCACAGTCGATAACGTCAAGAGCGAAAACTTGATAGTCACCCAATTACCAGTCCAAGATGCACCCATCACTGTTGGACCCTTTGCAGGAAAATCGTTTCAGAACTGCATAGGTTTCTCAGTTCCTCCTGGAGTCTATAGATTTCACCCTTTCGTGTATGTCTTAGGTTCCTTGACGAACACCAACACACCTGGGCTATTCTTAGGTTTTATTAACAATAAAACACAAGAATTAACTGGATATATCGAGATATATCCTGGAAGCACAGTTCAATACGGTATTGGGCAAAGTAATATAGATATTGTCACTGAATGGTCAGCCAATGTTTATTCGACTTCACAAAGTTTGTTTGAAGACGCCTTATGGGATATTAATGTACCTGTTGACACAACCATGTTTTTAGGGCTCGATGTGAATAACGTCGGGTACGCAAATTTACGAACTGGTATGTCACTATGTGCAACAGTATCTCCTAAGTTCCCTCTAATATCAAATTATGGAACTGTTGTAAAACTTAGACCTGTAGCTCTCGCAGCCTTGGTCACCTGTACTCTTCCAGATTTAACAGCTGGAGGAAATATAGTTGGATACTCGGCTCCTAGCGGAGATATCGACGCTTATTACTACAACACTAGTTCTATAGTTGGCCCTTATCAAGATTGGGCTAATTTGGCACGAAACAATAAAGGTCTGAACACCCATGATGGTAACTTTAAAGAAGGTACATATGTGTGGTCTCAGCCTTGGGATAAGAATGACACTCTTCTACGGACCCCCGTGGAATCGATTGCCTACCCTTACCAAGGAATAATTGTTTCCGGTCAAGTTAATCCTACAGTTCAACTTTCAGGTTTAGTTGAGATTGGTCGTATTCGTATTGTTATTATTTATGAATACATCACCGATTCAAGATTATTTTTGGGAGAGAGCTGTTTTGGTAGTACGGCAGATTTAGATTGGGTATTGGCTTACCTTGGAACACAGCAACATGCGATGGAAAACCCAGAACATCCTAATAAACTAGCAGCTATGGTTAAAAAAGCTGCCGGTTGGGTTACTCGTGCTGTTCCGCATGTTCAGTCAGGGCTGAAGATGGCAAGTGGGATCGCGTCTCTGTTTATTTAATAGATAAATAGAGGTGCGGTCCCTTGGCGCTTTTCGATGGTTTACGCCGAACAACAACCATCAGGTTATCTGCTATATACGGGGCATTTTGATAGGTTACCCCAAAAAAACAACTATCCGGTCGAGTAACGAGTATGTTGACTTACAACTGTAGGGACATATTAACTGATAGAATCTGTAGAGATGTGTATGAGTCAC